ATCCGAGTTTCCATTACTGAGGCTCAGTATGCAGGTTGATCCTCACGAGGCAATTGACTTTATCTACCGGAACTCTACGGCTTACGCTAAGGCTAAGGCTGAGGTAACGTACCTAGAGGAATGGAAAAAATCCAAGAAAGCAATCCTGTTCAGTCAGGCTATCGGGAATACGGTCGCTGACAGGGAAAATCAGGCTTATGCTCATCCAGAGTACCAAGCCTTACTAAAGGGGCTTCAGGCGGCTGTAGAAAAGGCTGAGGAGCTTAGGTGGAAGTTGATTGCAGCACAGGCTCGGATCGATGTCTGGCGCAGTCAGGAGGCTTCTAATCGAACAATGGATAGGGTGACACAATGACCAAAGATGACATTATCCGCATGGCGCGGGAGGCTGGTTTGATGGTTGAAACCAGCGATGGGTGGGATGTTTGGCAGCCTGACAACCTTGAGAGTTTTGCTGCTTTAGTTGAGCAGGAACGTGGCAGAAAATATCCCATAGCTTTGACGCATGAGCAGTACAACATAGTCGTTGAAGCTGCAATTGCCGATGGCGCAGCAGCAGAGCGTGAAGCAATAGCGCAGATGATTGAAGATTCGCCGCCATTAGTTTCGTTCGCTCAGAATGAAATGGGCGGTTGTGTGATGTGTGGGTTTACGCCCAAGCTGGCAGCATTAACCATCCGCGAAAGGGGTGCGCCATGACCAGAGATGACATTTACCGCATGGCGCAGGAGGCGGGGTTTATGACTTTGTGCATCAACGAGGACACATGGATTCCGTATCTTAGCCGCTTTGCTAAGCTAGTCGCAGCAGCAGAGCGTGAGGCGTGTGCAAGTATTGAAGTTCACTTAACTACGCCAGATCGTGATTATACAAATATGTCTCCGCTTGATGCTTACGAGGCTGCTCTTATGGATGCAGCAATGGCGTTTAGAAAAGCTATCCGCGAAAGGGGTGCGACATGACTGACCTACAAGACAACGTACCTGACGATAGCAATTTGGCACAATGTGAGTATTGCGGTTGGGTAGTAGATTGGGATGAGGTTCCGAGGGCTAGAGATATATCTGGCGAGATCGTTACCTGCTGTGAGGAGTGCAATGAGGGTGAATCGTTTGTAAATTATCCGTCTAAGAGGTTTGCTATTGCGGAAAAATGAACGTAAGTTTTTATCCGAGATTGCTGACATAGGTTGCATATTATGTTACAAACTTGGATACGCAGGCACACCTGCTGAGATTCACCATATAAGGGGGATAGGGTTAGGACTGGGAGTCAGGAATTCTCATTCTAATGCTATTCCCCTTTGTCCTGAGCATCATAGAGGTAACACTGGGTATCACGGTTTGGGTCGTAAGGCATTTGAGCGACGGTATTCCGTGACTGAATCTGAACTTCAAGACTTAGTTATGGAGTTGCTAAATGAAAAAGATGTCTAAGGCTCAGAAGAAGGTCGGTAAGGTCATGGGCGAGTTTAAGGAGGGTACTTTGCACAGCGGTAAGGGTGGCAAGGTGGTCAAGTCCAAGGATCAGGCGATTGCTATTGCTCTGAGCGAGGCTGGTATGGCTAAGAAGGGCAAGAAGAAATGAAGCCCGGACTTTATGCGAATATCGCTGCTAAACGGAAACGTATCGCTGAGGGTTCTGGCGAGAAAATGCGTAAACCGGGTGCTAAAGGTGCGCCTACTGCTCAGGCGTTTAAGGAATCAGCTAAGACAGCCAAGCCGAGGAAAAAATGAAGAACGGTCAAAAGAAATCTGACAAAGAGTTGCTAAAAGAGTATCTCGACGAAGAAAAAGAAAAAAAGAAAAATGGCGTTAATGAAATAGAAATCGAGATCAAGATTCCTATGGGCAAGCAAAAACGGGGCAAAAATGGGCGCAGCATGGACTAAGAAGGCTGGCAAGAACCCTAAAGGCGGCTTAAATGAGAAGGGTAGGAAGTCTTACGAGGCTGCAAATCCCGGCTCTGATCTTAAGCCTCCTGTTAAATCTGGCGATAATCCTCGTCGTGCTTCATTTCTAGCCCGGATGGGTAATATGCCGGGAGCAGAACGTAAACCTAACGGTGAGCCTACTAGATTGCTCCTAAGCCTGAAGGCATGGGGAGCTAGTTCAAAGGCTGATGCAAAGTCTAAAGCAGCCGCTATATCCGCAAGAAACAAGAAAAAATGAGATACAGCTACGGGCTGGAAAACATTACTGTCCGGCATTGGGGCGAAAAGGCTGACGTTTTAATCGGGGCTTTTTGCTCAATTGGCGATAACGTCGAGATATTTTTAGGCGGGAATCATCGGACGGACTGGGTGACAACCTACCCTTTCGGGCATATCAATGAGGAAATATTCCTTTGGCATGGTGACGGACATCCAGCGACTAAGGGTGATGTAATCATCGGGAATGATGTCTGGATCGGCTCAGGCTGCACGATTATGTCCGGGGTGACGATAGGCGATGGTGCTGTTTTAGCGGCTAAGTCTGTGGTGACTAAGGATGTTCCTGCTTATGCTGTAGTCGGTGGAAACCCTGCTCAACTCCTAAAGTACCGTTTTAGTTGGGATCAGATAAAGAAGCTGCAAGAAAATCCTTGGTGGGAGCTTCCAGAAGCCCGTATAAACGAGTTAATTCCGTTATTGTGTTCAGACAAGGTAGAGGACTTAATTGCAGCCCTTAACGCTTAATTTAGGCTCTGGTAAGGATTGGCGGGATGACTGCCTAAACGCTGACATTCAGGCTAGGGTTAAGCCGGATTGGGAAGTGGACATCTCAAAAGTGAGATATGGGGCAGTAGTCCAAACCAGATTTGGTGAAGTTGAGATTAAGCCAGAGATGTTCGATAAGATCATTGCTAACGATGTTCTGGAGCATATCCCGGACTTGGTAGGGGCGATGACGAACTGCAAGACTTTGCTAAAGCCGGGAGGCGAGTTCCATATTCACGTTCCTTACGAGCTAAGTCTAGGTGCTTGGCAAGACCCAACCCATGTAAGGGCGTTTAACGAGAATAGTTGGCTGTACTACACTGATTGGCACTGGTACTTAGGATGGGAAGATCGGTTTCACTTGAAGCAGATGGCGTTTAACCTGTCTGAGTACGGTAATGAGTTAGCAGAAAAGAAATTAACTGACGCAGAAATACTAAGAACTCCGAGGGCAGTTGATTCGATGAGTGTCATTTTATGCAAGCAATCGTAATCTGTACGGTAAACAACCCCGGCATAACGGTGCTGTTGGAGTCTATTCGCGTTTATGGTGACAAGTTGCCCGTTTACTTATGTAGTAATAATCTGGGATTATGGGCTAGAGCAAGAGAAATCACAGACAATCTCATCTACCGACCCAATCCTGCTACCAATTTCGGAGATGCTTATAACGCAGCCGTTGACTATGCCTTTGAGCATGGAAAGTTTGACTCATTGATTTTAGCTAACGATGATGTGGTTCTTAATCCAAATACGCTATCGTTAATGAGAGAAGACACTGAGGTTTTGAGAGAAAGAGGCTTCAAAGTCGGGTTTCTGGGGGCTAGGAGCGACTATGTACTGCCAGATCAGAACATTAGGTTCCCGGTCGATGGGGATAGACGAAGCTCATTAGCGTGGGAAAGTGAGCAGCAGATCAAGGTTGCTCCGGTGATTGCGCCTATCTGGGCAAGTATTAGCCGGGAAGCATGGAACGTAGCCAAGTTCCCGTCAACTAATTGGTATTCAGATAATATAATATGTCATGACTTAAACGTGGCGGGTTATCAGCATTTCGTCAGCAGGGCTTATGTGCATCATGCAGGGAGCCAGACGATAGGCGTTGATTTCAAGAAAAGCCATGAGGAACCGAGGGCGTGGATAATGGAAAACCGCCCAGATATGTACGAGGCTATCTATGGCTGATATGACGGAAACTCTCAGGAAGCTCGGTCTAGCGACTGCTAGGGGAGTTCCCCAAATGGCTACTGGCATCGTGGATTTATTTGCTTTGCCATTTACGATGACCGGGATGATGAAGCCAGAGCAAGCAGTAGGCTCAACGGCTTACCTAACGTCAAAGGGTTTATTGCCTCCTCCGCAAGAGGGCTTGTTAAGTGAGACAACGGAACTGGTGTCTAGTGCTGTGAATCCAGCTACAGCGGCTAAGGCTGCGTTAGCTAAGGGTGGATTGCTAGCGGCTCCAATGTTAAGTATTGGTAAAAAACAAACTGCTGGAGTCTTGCCGCAGGTAGTGGAAAGTTATCGAGGTAGCCATACTGCTCCAAATGCAGCTAGATATGGCGCAACTTTAGATAATTTAGGTGGGATCATGCCCAAAGATGTCTATTCCTCAAAAGGAATTGGATTGTATGGGCTAGGAGATAGAGCAATTGATTCTCAATGGTTTGCTGCTGCTTACAAAGCTAAAGGGAACCCAGATGCAGAGGTGACGGTTTATAGGGCTGTTCCCAAAGGCGTAAAAGCAATAAACAATGGCGATTGGGTAACGACTAGCCGAAATTACGCAGAAAATCATGGGGAAAATGCTTTAAGCGGAGAATACGAAATAATTAGCAAAAAGGTAAAGGCTAAAACTCTTTCATCAGAAGGATACCCTTACGAATTTGGATATAACGAGTAAGCATGACATCCAGAGGATAATGCAAAAATGGAAACTAGTGAAACCAGTAAATTAGAGGGAAATGCAGGATTATCTAACCTTACTAACATGGGTAAGGGTAGACCTAAAGGCGCAGTCAATAAGTCAACAGCCATCGTTAGGGAGGCTATTGCTAACCTGCTAGAGCGTAATGCGCCGAATATGGACAAGTGGCTAAACGAGGTAGCAGCAGATGACCCGTACAAAGCCCTAGACCTAATGAATAAGTTGAGTGAGTACCATATACCTAAGCTGGCAAGGACTGAGGTGACAGGTAAGGACGGGGAAGCTCAGGAGATGGTTATCAGATGGGGAGGAAAGAAATGAGCTACAAGCCAGTAAATTGCCCACAATGCAGTGCTTTCTTAGTGAACAACAAGTGCCTGAACTGCGGATACGTTAAGTGACAGAGATTGTCATTCCTTACGAGCCTAGAGATCAGCAGCTAGAGATACATGATGCGATTGAGCAGCATCGTTTTACTGTGGTGGTTGCCCATCGTCGCATGGGAAAGACTGTTTCGGCTATCAACCACCTTATCAAGTCCGCTATCGAGTGCGACAAGCCAGACCCACGATTTGCCTACATTGCGCCTACTTACGGACAAGCCAAAAGGGTAGCGTGGGATTACCTTCAGAAGTACACACGGTCATTAGGAGCTACCTACAATGTCTCTGAGTTACGTGCTGATTTTTATGGGCGTAGGGTTAGTCTATATGGGTCTGATAATCCTGACAGTCTTAGGGGGCAGTATTTTGATGGCGTGGTTATCGACGAAGTTGGCGATCAGAACCCACGCATTTGGAACGAAATCATCCGACCTGCTCTTGCCGACCGTATTGGGTGGGCTTGTTTCATTGGCACTCCTAAAGGTAATAACCATTTCGCTGAGTTAGCGGATAGGGCTAAGACCGAGGAAGGCTGGAGATTCCTACAGTTCAAGGCTAGCGAAACAGGAGTCTTGCCGGAGTCAGAGCTAAAGGCAGCCTATCGAGAGATGGGCGAGGATCGGTACAACCAAGAGTTCGAATGTTCCTTTAACGCAGCAGTCGAAGGGTCTTACTATGGCAAACTTATTAACGACCTTGAGAGGGATAATCATATTACTGACTTTCCTCGTGACGATCTGTGTCGTGGCTTTGTTGCATGGGATCTTGGCATCAGCGACTCTATGTCTCTCTGGGTTGCACAACTGGCTGGGAAAGAGGTTAGATTGCTTGATTGCATCGAAAATCATGGACAGGGGCTAGATTGGTATGTCCGCTGGCTTAAAGAGAATGACTATGCAGGGTTTACCCAAATCCTGCCTCATGACGTACAGGTGAGAGAGCTAGGCACAGGCAAGAGCCGTAAGGAAGTCTTAGAGGAAGCAGGGCTATCGATAACGGTTGCGCCTAGATTGTAGGTCTTGACGAATCAGATAGTTCATGGCAGACAACATTGCCAATTTCTACTAAATGGATTGTATAATCAGCAAAACCCGTTAAGGATTTGCTATGAAGATGGATGACGGTCAGATCAAGAGCATTATCGAAAATGAAATCGATAACTCAATCGGTTACATTGACACCGAGACTACAGACCAACGGGCTAAAGCCCTAGAGTATTACCTTCGTTATCCCTATGGTAACGAGATTGAAGGACGCAGCCAGATCGTCACTGGCGAGGTAGCTGAGGCTATCGATGGTGCGTTACCGCAACTTATCCGAGTCTTTACGACTACCGAGGATATTGTCTCTTTTGAGCCACAGACTCCAGAAGATGAAGCGTCTGCTAGACAGGCTACAGATTACTGTAACTGGGTCTTTTACCGCGAGAATGAGGGTCTAATCCTCCTGCATAATTGGTTCAAGGACGCGCTGATGATGAAGGTCGGCGTAGTCAAGGCATACTGGGAAGCAAAAGAGGACGTTAACAAAGAGTCCTACAAGAACCTAACCGAAGATGAATTAGCCCTACTGCTATCTGATCCTGCCATTGAGGTGGTGAGCCAGAACGTCGAGTTTGTTGACGGTGGCGTTGACCCGA